TGATGAAGTAGCTGGAAGAAACAACCTCGGTGTCAACAAGGAGTATGAGTTGGTGTATTCCTCTTATTCTGAACTGGTGAGTTAAATGGCTATTAGGTTTGGTAAAGAGTACGAGCTTCTGATAGGCAGGGCCACCCCACTAAAGGATAAAATAATCCCTAAAGTGGGAGGGGCCAGATTAATCTCAAAAGGAACTAACAGCGTAGGAGTACCGGCACAGGACTTCAACAGTGTTCCTGCAAACTTTATGGTGTTTAGGGACTTCCAGATAACAGCTAAGATAGGTCAAACTAAAGACCAGTCACCAGTTAATGAAATAACTATAACTAACATCTCTGATGATAGTATTAAAAGGATAAAGAAGGATGATACTATTATCCTTCGAGCTGGGTACAGGCAAACATCTGGAGATTACTTACAAAATCAAAGTCTAATTGAAGACGATCAACAACCAAACATAATGGTTGGTCAAGTTATAAGAGTGTCAACTGCATTCTCAGGGTCAGATAAAGTCACTAGCATTTTATGTGGTGATAGTGTAACAACAAAGAAGAACAGCAAGATTAGCAAATCCTACGGCCCAGATACTAGAAGGCTTGCTGTCCTTAGAGATCTGCTGGACTTAGCCAAGACTCAAGGGGTGCCAATAGGAAGTATCAGGTTGCCAGAGGAAGGCAGTAATGGGTTAGCTATAATTAACAGTTCCTTCCTCTCTGGCTACACAGCTAAGGGGAACTTGTTCGATGAGATAGACAGGTTCTGTGCGAGCTTAGAAATGAGGGCTTACACAGCGCTTGGTAAGCTTTATGTAGAGCCATTGAAAACGGTATCCATAAAGGACACCCTTTTAAAGGTTTCCACAGACTCTAGTAATACTACAATAGTAAAAACCCCGTTATCAAAAAGCGCAGTAATTTTCACAGTAACTCCAGAGAATGTAAAGAATACTATCCAACCAATGGATGACAACTCTGGTACAGCCTCCAATGCCAACGATGGTGTTGATAAGACTAGTCTGAAACTAACCACATACCTTGACGGTAGGATAAGTACGGACAGGGTTATGCGGCTAAGAGGCTTCTCTGAGTTAGAGTACAATGGTGATTATGAGATAACAAGCGTAATTCATAACCTAGACTTCAGGGGAAATGCCTGGGATACAGAAGTAACATTAAGGAAACTGTAATGAGTGGTGCTTATAAAAACCCTAGAAAAGTATTTGAGAACGTAACCTCAAAATGGGCCATAGAGAATATAGAAACCGTAGCCCCAGCAGTTATTATCTCTGTGTCCGACTATGAAGCTAATAGAGTTGTTGACGTCCTACCACTGATTATGGAAAAGCAGAGTGATGGGGATATTATAGTCCCAGATAATATCTACAATTGTCCAGTTATTCTCCAAGCAACACAAGAGGGTGTTTTCTCCTTTCCCCTGAAGGTTGGTGATAAGGTTCTTATTGGTTATGCTAAGAGGAGCATCGAAGAATTCACTTACGGCAGCACTGCTGACCAGTACTTACCCATTGATAAACGCGTGTTTGGTAGTACAGATGTTGTTGTTCTTGGCTACTACGGTCAAGCTGGACTAGACCTCCCTGTAAGCTTGGATGATGCCTTTTGGAAGTACAGGAACTGTCAGATAACCCTAACATCCACTAATGCTATAAAGGCACAATCGGGCGATAATAACTACATAGAGATACTAGAAGATGGGACTATAACTACTACCAATGGAAGTGGTACAACAGTTAAATCACCAGATGGAACTATAACTTCAAGCAACGCTAACTGCTCAATTACTCAGAACCCAAACGGATCTGTGGTTATAACCAATGCAAGCGGTGATGGTACATTATCCGCTGGCGGTAGTTGGGATCTTAATGGGTGCATTGTAAGTGTATCTGGTAACGTTACAACAGCTTCTGGGTCAGACTTAGACGCATTGTTCTCAGCTTACAACCAACACATACACGATAAAGCGAATAGCACAGGTGTTGCCACCATTCCTATTCCTACAGCATAGGGCATTAATTAATGAGTGATTTATATTTAGATTATGATACTTGGGACTTAGCCATAGAGGACGGGGATCTGGTCTTTATAGACACTAATGCCCTCCTAGCTAGGCAAGCTGTTGTTATGACTATGAGGGCGTTCAGGGGTGAGTGGTTTAAAGATATAAACTATGGGGTTCCCTGGGTGGAGAACGACAACAACAGTGTCGCCATTTTAGGTAAAACACCCAAAGCTGTATTTGATTCATACATCAGAGAGGCAATACTGTCAAATGAAGAGATACTTTCAATAATCTCGTACACCAGCACACTAGACCAGTTTACAGGTAAGATTACAATTGATACTAAGTTGGAAATTCTAGATGGGTCTATAACAATCAGTGAAGAGGTTTCCTAATGGCTTTTGATGAAAACGGTTTAGTGGTTCCTCGCTCTCCTGAAATAATAGCGAACATACAAGACTATCAAATAGCTAATGTAGCTAAGAAGTTTAAGTACCAAAATAACAAACTAATCCACCAATTAAACTCTGTATACTCCCTCCAAGCAGCCTCCCTAGCAGATCTTATTGAAGCTGCATTTGACAGTGTTAAACTCTCAAGAGCTGAGGGGAGACACCTAGAGGAGCTTGGTTTATTGCGGGGCGTATATAGACAGCCCGCACTACCATCGTCAACATCCACTCAATACGTGTGGTTAGAGGAAGGTAGAGTAGTCCCTTCTGGGACAGTGTTTAAATCATCAACGTTATCTAGTACAGCGGTTAACACAGCAGCTATAACAGGCGATGCCACAGAGTGTAATAGTGTCCGGTTTGTTGTTAAAGTTGTCAGTGACTCAACCAGCTACACTATAACTATAAATTCTGTAGGTTATACTTACGTCTCAGATGCAAGTGCTACGGAAGCTGAGATTATAGCTGGCATATTAGCAGAAATAGATGCAGACGTTACTAGGACTTTTACATACGTAGAAGAAGCCACTTACATAGAATTAATTGCTGATGTAGATACAGAGCTGTCAGTAAGTATTGCAACGTCATTACTAGATATCACAGAAGTTAAGGTGTATTTCTATGCAGAATCTGTCGGGCTCGGAGCACTAAGCTTACCAGCCAACACTATGGATTCTGTTCAAACTCCTGTTGTTGGTTTAATAGAAACCAATAACGACTCCGACTATACGTTCGGTGTAGCGTTAGAGACTGACGCTGAACTTCGGGTAAGGATACAAGAGGGTAGTAATGACGGGTGCACAGGTACACTCCTTAGCGTTAAAGGTGCCTTAGAGGCTGTTCCAGGTGTTAGTGTGGTGGACGTTGTAGAGAATACAGACACCTCTCCCGTAGATGGTGATGGACGTCCTATACATAGTTACGAGTGTTTGGTTGTTGGTGGGACAGATGATGATGTAGCCACATCAATCTGGAACACTAAGCCCATAGGTATAGAATTGTTCGGGAACACGACGACAGTCATAACGGATTCATCTAATGTCTCTAGGTCGATTGACTACAGCAGACCAGCTAAGATAAGCTTCGCTGTCAACATAACGTACACCCTATATAGTGAAGAAATATTCCCAACCAACGGTGAGGATTTAGTAGTAGCTGCTGTGGTTAACCACATAACCTCACTACCACTAGGTAAAGACGTTATACCATCAAGAATGTATGGCCCAATCTACACAGCCGCTGAGGGTATGGAGCAGATAACGGTAGAAGTTCAGGTGATAGCCACATCAGGTGACGCCCCTGGTGGTGGGAGTTGGGTAACTACACCAATAGCAATTGCTGCTGCTGAGTATGCCTTTATAGAAACGATAGACGTATATATAGCTGAGGTTTAATTATGGTGACTACAGTAGACCATACGGAAACAGCAAAAGCTCTTATGCTCAGTGAGTTTGACAGCTCCCCTGTAGTCAGAGAGATATTATCAAGTTGGTTACAACCAGTGCAGGGACTAGAAGACGACCTGCAAGGATTTATGGCTGCTAACGGAGTATCCACAGCCTCTGGTGTTATGTTAGATATAGTCGGAGAATGGTTAGGGGTGTATAGGGAGGGTAGAGTAGACTCTGAGTACAGGTTAGGAATCCTAGCCAGAGGTTTATTGGAAGGAGCTGACGGCACAACTGAGAAATTTCTATCTGGTATGAGGACGCTCTGTAGAACAACTTACGTTACCTTTTATGAGTACTTCCCAGCAACTGTCTACGCCGTGGCTGGGGATGGGTTTAACAACAGCTTAATAAAGGAAATACGAAGAATAGCTCCAGTGGGTGTTCACGTAAGGCTTCTAGTAGATAACCAGTTCGACTCCATGGTGCCTAGTGAAGTAGTCACTATAGACAATACGCTAGTAACCGGTGGTGGAGACGACTACGAAGTGGTGGTTGATGCTGTCACTCATTTACTTACAATCAGCGCTCCTCTGGGAGAAGTGTTAGTTACATCTGGAGACGAGATGGCTGAGTTGTTTGACACTGAGTGGACACCAATGGCTGAACTAGTAGTAATAGGTTACTCTACGTACAACTCATATCTGCTTGACAGTTATGGGAACTTTGTAGTAGATAACAACAACAATAGAATAATAGTCACAGAGATAAGCTAATGACCAAACCAGTAGAAGATTATAACTGGGCCACGGGTACTGTGGCCGAATACGTCAGTAACAACTTAGGCGAGTCTGTTCTTGTTACTAACAAGGCAGAGCCCTCAACAAGTGCAAAGACTAGCGGGTTCAGGGCCAGAGCCCCACTCGCTAGACAATATTATAACTACATCATAAATGCATTAGGTATATGGTTAACCTACACCCACGAGGGTGAGGTTGGTGATGTAAAGTTATTTGTTGCAGGTACATCTCTGGCGACTGTTGAAGCTAGGTTCAACAACACATGGGTAGATCGGGGAACTGACACCATAGCAGGCCAAACTTACCAAGTATTTGAAAGGACAGTGTAGTGACTAAGCAAATAAGTGAATTACCAGCAACACCAGGATTGGTAACTACTGATCTAATAGCTACTAAGCAAGGTACTACAGACTACAGGGCAACTATAGACCAATTAGGAACCCTCATAAGGAGCGGCATAACTGCTGCCGATATTATGGCTATGGTGCAAACTTTAGACACAAACTCTAGCGGATTGAATGCAAACTTTCTTCAAGGAAATAGCTCAGACTACTTCGTTAACGCTAGTAATCTGGCTAGTGGAACAACACCTAATGCTAGGCTACCTAATGGTACATTTACATCTAGTGTACTCACAACATCATCTAAAAACTATATACAGTTCCCCACCTTCATATTTGGCTTAAATCGTATAATGATACAGTTTGGTGTAACTGATTACTACACTGAGAGTAGGGATATTGTTACTACATTTCCGGTAGCATTTGCTAGTGGACTTACCAATGCCAATGAGCCTATACTAATAGTAACCCCGCAGTGCAAGAGGGATGGTTGGAGTGGTGCTACAGGTAATTCGACACCTTATTTTAATGTCGAACTTGATGTACGCCCATGGTATGTCAGTTTAAGTCAATTCAAAGCCAGTACAATAAGAACTAGCCGTTCTGGTTCGGATACTGTCAGAGCAAACTGGATAGCCATAGGGAAATATTAATGGATGTTCAATCAGTAGTGCTGGCATATGTAAGTGTTATAGCGAGTGTAATAGGTCTACTTTTGACTTATGTTATATTTAATGTAAATAGGCGAGAAAAGCAAGTAAAAGAGGAGCGACAACTATTTTCAGATGCAATTGAGAATGTGCATAAGGGCTCTGAGAAATCTTTATCTGAACTTGAGGCTAGGGCAGAGGACAGGATAAAGAGTATCCAAGAGGAGTACAAGGATATTGAAAAAAGGGTAAGATACCTTGAACACCAGCAGATTACAAAGGAAGAGGTTAAGTCTCTACTAACGGATCGTGTACGCCCTATAGAAGATAGTTTGAAACTATTGGAACGAGAGGTGAGGGAAGTCACCAAGGACATAAACAAGGAGTTGAAAGAGACTGCAACAGAGATAACAAGGGAAGTTTGGACAGGGTTGAATCAGTTATCAGATATAATGAGACAACTAAGCAACGACCTGAGTTTAATCAAGGGCCAACTTAAATCAGAAGGTAGGCGAGAAAATGACTAGTCTTATAATTATGGCAGTAGCCGGTCTATTGATACACTTTATGAAAGATATGATAAGGATATCAATAGAGACTAAGAAGCGGCCAACTCCTATTCAGTACTGGATGGGAAACCCTTACCAATCACTTATTAGTGTCCTTGGTTGTGTTGTTGGTTTTATATACTTACAAGACACAGCACAGCTTTCAGCATCAACAGCTTTTATTGTTGGGTACATGAGTAATAGTGTAGCTGATATGATAGGTAAAAGAGGAATAAAGTAATGATACCATTAAAATATTACGGTTATCTCGTAATAGCCGCCCTCTTCTCCTACTCTTATTATTACACGTATAATGTCGGCCACTCTTCAGCCACTTCAGAGATGGAGCTAAAGTACAAGACAGCCTTCGACATAAAGCTTGAAGAGTCGCTTACCAGGGCTAATGAAGAACTTCAAGCTGCTATGGAAGTGCAGCAGAAAGGTATGGAGAAGATCAGGCAACTAGACCAGAAGTACAATGACATAAATAAAAGCAAAATATCCCTACAGGAAGCATTAGATGAAGCCCTTAACAAAACCACTACTTGCACTGACCTTAGTGATAGCTATTACCAGTTGTACAAGCAACTCTATTCAAACCCCACTCCCTGAGCAAGTTGAAGTTATACGGGAAAAGATAAAACTGATAGAACAATACACTCCTCCAGGGTTCTTAGGACTATGTGAGGAAGAGGTTGGAATAGAAGCACCAACCATGGAGGCACTGGCCAAAACTAACATTGAGAACCATAACAGGTTCAAGGAGTGCTTTTACATGCATAATAGCTGGGTTGAGTGGTATAACGATAAACAGGAAGACAGGGTTAATTAGTATGCATATATTTTCTGGTTGTATGGGTGGGGAATTGCTTCCAGCATTCCGAAGGCTAGTACCAACTTCTGTGGCAACTGGTTACTCTTTAACTAATAATGGAACCACTGTAGAGGCTTCTTCGGCTACTAATTTAGGAAGGCTTAGAAGCTCAGGTAAGATACCTACAGGTAAGTACTACTTTGAAATGAAAGTGGATCTTAATTTAATAACATCACCACCCTCTACGGAGCAATATGTCTATTTTGGGATTCATGGTTACTTACCTTCTTTGGATGCTCTAAGTACGCCTTCTGGAACCCACTCCGATCTTTACACGTCCAGGTGGGCGTTCGTAAACAGGGCTGATTTTCAACCAAACGGTGGTACTGGTTGGCAAATATTCCCACCCAACGTCATAGTAGCTGGTGACGTTATTAAAATAGCAATAGATACTAGCATTGATTGGGTGTGGTTCGGGGTAAATGAAAATTGGGGTGGCCATTTTGGTGGCGACCCCTCTACTGGGACGGGTGGTTACAACATGAAAGCTCCTGGTAATTTTGTGAATAATAACAGTGAATACTATATTGCAGTTAGCATGGCACAAACAGCAGAGCTTGGTAAAAGGCGGGTAACACTAACTCAGCCTGGGAGTTGGCAATATGGGCCTCCTACCGGATTTTCTTAAGTGTACCTTGGCAAGACCCACTAGTTAACTACGCTATACCTGCTGGATATAATGGAACATAACAAGAGAAACAACAATGGCCGGTAACTAAACACCACCTAAGACCCGAGATCAGGTAGCCTGTTAACAGCTCGCTATTAATATAGATACCTAGTTTATTACCAAACACACGGAAACTTATATCCATGATAGCTCCCCGAACCAGACAATTTTTAAACAAAGCCCTTTATTGGCTACTTCCTTTTTCAATTCTTGCCGTTACTAGTGTCTCATATGCCCAGACCACTCCCCCTGAAGAGGATTGGGTTTTCTGTTCACGCGGTGAGCAAGTCTGTATTGTCCCTGCTCCCTCATTAGTTCGCTACGGGTCTGGTAATAACTACTTCTACCTACAAGTGGATGACTCTATTGCTTGCAATAGTGCGGTTTTTGGCAACCCATCACAATGGCGTAAGCATTGCGACTATCTATTAAACCCTGTTTCAACACCATCCCCGACACCAACGCCTGTTGCAACCCCAGATCCTACACCAACACCGGACCCAACTAATCCACATACTTCTGGAACTGCTAAGCATGATGAACATGCTGCTGTATTGAGTTTATTTTTGCTTGAGAGTGTAACACACCAAGCTACCAATAACGGCTCTTGGTTTGATACAAACACTTGGGCTGAGGGTGAAGTACCTGGAGATAATGCACAAGTATTAATTAAAGATGGTATCACTGTCACTTATGATAATGTTTCTGATGCACGTTTATTTCTGGTTCTTGTTAACGGTGTATTAACTTTCTCTCCTGATGTGGACTCCAAGATGATTTTCGATACTATGTTTGTGGATACCACTGGCACTTTGCTTATCGGAACAGAAGAAAACCCAATACAAAGTGGTGTTAACGTTGATCTTATCATTGCTGATAACGGTGATATTGATACTACTTGGGATACAACTTTAGTCAGTCGTAGCTTAATTGCTCATGGCCCAACAAGAATGCATGGTCAAGAAAAGACGACCCACTTGAAAGTTCTTATTGACCCCAAAATAGGCGATAACTCGATAACGTTAGCTTTTGCACCACAAAACTGGCAAGTCGGAGATACAATCGTTTTAGCAGGGACAATATATGATGGACACAGATGGGATGGTGTACAGACCTCTCCACAACCCCCTCAAGATGAGGTGTTAACCATAACGCAAGTGAACGGTAATGTCGTAACGTTCTCTAGTGCCTTGCAGTATGACCATGGAACACCAAGGGCTGATTTAAAAACTTCAGTGGCAAACCATACACGCAACATATCTATTGAAAGTGAAAATGGTGCATCTACTCAGATACACCACCGTGGTCACATGATGTTTATGCACAACGACGACGTGGATGTACGTTACGTTGAGTTTAAAGAGTTAGGTAGAACGAATAAATCAATATCAGCTAAAAATCCCCATGAGTTTGACCCAATTATGCCAGACAGTAATGTCAAGGGTCGCTACTCTATGCACTTCCACCGCCCAGGTCTTGAAGATATACGTAACCCAGCAATCGCTATTGGTAACGCTGTGTTTGGCTCTCCAGGTTGGGGTTATGTCCATCACGATGGTAACGCAATTCTCCATAACAACGCATCATATAAAACTTTTGGTTCTGGTTTTGTTGCTGAAACAGGTAACGAAATTGGTAGTTGGAGTAATAATATAGCAATCTACGCTGAAGGTATGGGTTGGGGAACACCTAAATCATGTTGTAACGTCCCATCAGAACTAGATAACGGTAGAAGCGGGAGTGGTTTTTATTTCGAAGGTCGTATGGTGAAAGCTAGAAATAATATTGCAGCGAGTGTTAATAGCGGGTTTGCTTATTTTCATCGTGGCCGCGCTGAAGATCCAGAAAATGGTTTAGACGGTGTGATTCCAATTGACTCTTCCTTCTTTGATTTACCAGAGGCTGTGGGCTTATCTTCATCAGTCACGGTTGATGATGTCCCTATCCTGCACTTCTCCGACAATGAAACATTTGCATCTAAGCTTGGAGTTTTTGTTGAGAAAAGAAACGCACATCAGGGACATGATGTTCGGTCTGTGTTGAAGGACTTTACAGCTTGGAATGTAATTAACGGGGGCCATATCTCATACACGGCACATTATCTATTGTTAAACTTTGATGTGATCGGTAGGCCCTCAGCTCAATACTCTAACCCTGACAAAGGTATCGACGTAGGCACTAATGCAAGTGACGTAACCATTGTCAATGCTAAAATTAATGGATTTGCTTATGGTTTCCGTATCACGGATGTATTCAATTCACCTGGACTTCCTGCCGACAGGTATAAGCGGATATTTGTAGTGAACCCAACAATGACTAGTGTTGATCAAGAATATATGGAAGTGAATGATGCTTACCAAGTCTTATCTGGTGATGGGATTGTTGATGCTCGTTTTGAGCTTAACATTACTAGTTTCTTAAATTACAAAGAAGGACTTAATAGCGACCCGACCGCTAGGGTATTACCTATGGAGGGGACTAAAACCGATAGCTTGGGTGTTATTGAGATTCCAGCAGGTGATGACCTCAATAGTGCTAAATCGTCAGAGATAGTTAGAATCTTAGAAACTGACGGGTACTACACCGCGGCTGATGGGAAGAGGTACTTTATCCTTGAGGATTATTACAGTGATCGTGTGACAGGTGAGATTCACAAGTATGGGACGGTTGCTGAAATTGATGATAGTGTTCAATTAGGTAGCCCTTTCTTCGCCTACAGAGATGCAGTTGATAAAGGCGTTATTGACCTAAACAGTGTTGCGCCTATTGCCGTTGATGATGCTATCACTACTACGTTAGAGACTGAGGTGGTGGTTGACTTACTAGTTAATGACTCTGATGCTGATTTTGATGTGATTGTAGTTGACGGTATTACCCAACCGACAAATGGTCGAGTATACGACAATAAGGACGGAACAGTTACTTATCACCCAGACTTTGATTTTATCGGTGTTGATACTTTTAAGTACTGGGTTACTGACTATTTTGGTAACTTTACACCGGCCACAGTCACCGTCACTGTTCAGTAGATACTCCACTGAACCTAGAAAATCTGGTGTACAGCGCACTAGGTTTAGCCAATAACAGAATAGAGAAACAATAATGGCCGATAAAAGAATAGATCAATTACCTGCTGCTACGGCAATAAACAGTAGCGACTTTATACACATCTCTCAAGGAGGTATTGATAAAAGAATATCTGCTGATGTTCTAATAGCAGCCCTGAATGGTGGAAATCCATTTAATGTCAACATACTAGAAGAATCCACCACTGCAAGGACTCTACTCCTGTCTGATAAGAGTGGGTATATTAGGTTCACAAACGCGGCTGCTATAGCACTAACTGTACCACATACTGACGACATCCCTTGGACACTAGGTGACTCTATAGTGCTACGTAGAGCAGGAGATGGTGTTGTCACAGTGGCTGGGGCAGCAGGAGTGACAGTTAACCCAGCAGCTAGTGGATTAGACTTACCTGATGCAGGACAAACTGGTCAGCTTATATACGCCGGTAATAATACGTGGGACTTCATAAAGAACGGATCATAATATGCATATATTTTCAGGTTGTTTGGGTGAGCGGGAGGAAGATATTTGAACAGGACAAGTTGTGTGTATAACGTCGTAGATAAAAGTACAGACGATATAATTGGAAGCGGAGTTATAAGACAAAATGAAAATTAATATCAATAGTAAGTATAACCCATTCGGAAATGCAGAAGATCTACCTCCCCCGCCCTTTTACCCAGACTGTTATTACTGGGTGAGGCAGTTACTTTGGTGGTGGCGAAACCCTCTGCACAACTTCACGTTTCATTGGATCGGTATTCACGATTACGTAGTGGAACGCGTCGATTCTCTATGGAATCCTAATGGAGGATTCCGATTCTCTAAAGTATGCACTAAATATTTTTGTCTCCCGTTTATGTCTTATCGAGGCGAGCGGTGGGAGTGGTACGCTGGCTGGCGTCCAAATGGTGGGTTCGGTTTCCCCTGGCCTAGAAAAGCTAAAGCCAAACAACCAGGGGAGTAGACACATCAATAACCTAACTTCATAACCTCTTGTTTATATCCGTAATCCTTACGCATTCTGTATATGTCTCTGGCTTCGTCGGAGGCATAGTGTGTGAAGTCTTCTCTACGCTTAGTTAACCAACCCTTATCTAAACGCTCTCCTCCCCACACAACCTCTTTCCACTCTAGTTTAGTTCCTACCATCTTACGACGTAGAGATTGTGTCCACTTCCCTGTCTTGGTATTCATGCCAAGCTCCCAAAGCATATCTGCTCTCTCTTTCTTACTCTTACCACCCCAACCATACCCGTTCAAATCTTCAACTAGAAAACTTAACTGTATATCCATAAACTCAGTAGCAGCCCAATACTCAGGCTCTTGCCTCTTAACATGCCTAACAATTGTTAGTGCTTCACTGAGTGTCTTCCCACTCTCAATTAAGTCATTATATAAATCTTGATAATCCGATTTCAAGCCCTCTAATTCTTTTTTCCACTCTTCTATATTAACCACATTATCCTCCACTATGACCCCTTAATTATCAGTTTATAAATTCTTGTTCAATCCCAGATTCTAACATTTTCCGATATTGCTTATAGTCAGGTGTATAAAAGTTTCCACTCCACGTTAGAGACCTTGGTGTGGATGCCATGGCTTGGTGCTCAGCAGCGCTGTAGTGAGGAGCTTCTTTGGGTACTACACCTCCTTTGGGTAGTTTAAGCATCTCATATATATTGTTAATCTTATCTTCTGTTAGGTCTAGTGTTCGATAACTAATCTGAGCACACGCTGCTGTAGAGGTTCTTATAGCTTGCGCTTTACTAACAACAATACCATTGACCATGTACTTACCATCCTTGAGATCCACGTATGGTAGGTGCCATTCACCAATCCCCACCATTTCTGGTTTAGAGGTACGTAGCGCATCACGGATACAGTCTGATACGACACGTATCTCCTTCTGTGCGTCAGGGTAACTACGAAGTTTAAAGAACCACTCCCAATGCTTCTTAGTTGCTGTAATGATGCCTTTAGTGTACATCCAAGGCTCCAGATAACGGTTTGCTGTCTCTTTGCTGAGCCCCAGTTCTTGTAATTGCTCAACACCTTTAATACTAAAGTCCCTGATACTTAAGATAATCTCTTTAGCCTTCTCTAAACTCTCACCTGATAATGGCTCTCCTGCTACCATCCCCTTCTTAGCTGTACCATAGTGTAGCGGCATAGCTGGATTGTTCTTAATCTGCTCAAGTTGTTTAAGGATCGGCATGGCCCTTGAGCTTTGGTAATTACGTGAGAATGTTCTATGTGTGTTTACTTGGGCTAACACAAAGCGGTGTAGCTCCACCTCTACAGTAACCAACTCTGTGTCACCAAACTTGGTATGCTTTATAATCTTTCCTGGTACAATATCATCAGTTTGCAAATCGTCCTCCTATTTGTTTACCCAACTCCGTGGCTTTGTTTAAGTAACCTTCAACGGTAGTTACTTGCTTGTTGGCTAGTGTAAGCTCCTCCACTACGGTAGCTATACATTGCTTCATATTGGGGTAATACCCAATCAACGCCCAAGTAGGTTTGCGTTCTACCATCTCACCAGTACCTGGGTTTCTTACTGTACCACCTCCTTCGTGGTAACGTTCTAGTGTGTAACCAGTGTGCACCTTTGTACCGTGTAACACCCTGTACCCTTCTACAATATCATATGTTGTGCTCATACTTCCTCCTCTATCTTCATCAAAACCCCTATAACAAGACACAGACTGACAATAAATACCGCTGTGCTATAGATAGGTCGCTCTGTTAAGGCGCTATACGCCTCAATTCCTAATATAGTATAAGCAGCTAACACTAGCGGGGCTGCTCCTACTATTAACAAAACACTACTTAGTTTCATACTCTCTCCTTTTTATTTAACAGTTGCTCAACAAAACCAGATTCTAAAAGAGTCCAGACAAAGGAAACGCCCAATAAACAAAAAGACACCAACCACTTAGGCTCTTCTGAGTAGTCTATAAGAACAGCTAAATCACCCCCTCTCTCTTAGTACGAGCTGATGAACTGCTCTAATTGTGGTTCTTCAAAACACCACGGCTTCATTACTTTGTTATTCTCATCCTTAAATACCACCCTCCATGTCCAATCTGCATCTACCACAGTATCCCACCATATACCTTTGTACGATCTATGAGTTTCTACCCAATCCTTAGCTGCTTCACAGGCAATAGCCAGATCAGGCCCATACATCCCTATCACCTCCCTAATAGTAGGTACTTTAGTTAGATTACTTCTGCACACTTCTAGTATAGCTCCGTAATAGTCGCGTCTGCGCTTAGCGGGTGTGGGCCAACAATAGTAGCCAGATACGTGTGGTACTACTACATAATCCTCTAGTAGCTCTGATGTAAAGGAGTCCTTACCTAATGCATCCTGTAGTTGCACCAAGGTAACGAACGTATCACACACACCATCTAAGTACTGTACTTGGTCTTCTTTTGTACTTGCATCCAGCATCTCGTTAAACTCCTCCTTAAGCAAGTTGTCACAAAGTGTAATGTACTCTTTTGTACTTCTCTGTTCTTCTGTTGTAATAAGACGATTAAACATAATCACCTCTTTAGCGCAAAGCTCTTTCTGTTGTTCTGTTAAGTTATACATCGTCTCTCCCCTTAAATGTGATTGGAGTAAGCAGGTACGGGAAGAAATTAGATATAAAGAATAATGAGCTAAGTGGCCAACACACAATCATTATCATAGCCATAAGCCACGTAAACCAATCCCACCCATCAATAGGGTCTTTTAGTCTTCTAGCTACTTCACAATGTATAAGGAACACTATTAAACTTGGTAAAACCCAATATAACATAACTACTTCAAATACACCCATACACTTTCTCCTCAGTTTTATCTAATAACAACTGACACCATTTAGCCACATCACTCCAGTCTCTCGCTACATATAGCAAACAGTCTATAGGACACAACTCTATGTATCTGTTGTAGAGGATAATACCTGTGGTGTCTTTTGTAAAGCCTTTTAACTCTTCACACCTATCCTCAATAATAATATCACAGTGGAGGAAGGATTTTTGATTCTTACCGCATAAATATGTAGCGTCAAAGAAAGGGAAGTAACGTTCGATAAAGGCACGCTTGGATGCGCCGTGGTGGCCCATAACACGTGATAGACATACTAGGTCAACGCCTAGTGATTTGATGTGCTGGAGAGCTTCTATAGAGCCTTGCATGGGCTCCATATGGTCGTAGAGGGTGGGAGAGTTCCAGAATTCATATCCGGTTAGCCCTTCGTATGCTAGTTCAGCTTTAAAGTATTTAGTTAAGTCGTAGTCCAGGCGGTCTTTATATTCTAACTTAGTACCCGTAACCTTCTCCAACCAATCAATCCAGTGTTTATCAGAGTCAACTAGGGTCAGGTCACAGTCTACAGCTATAAGGGGTTTACTTTTCATCTCTCAACTCCGTAAGCAGGTTCATAGTAACAAATACACTTGAAACGCCATAGTACAACACATGCTCTGGTTGTAGTGTAGCCCCTGTCCACATAAGAATCTGTGTAATCATAGAGATCCCTACTACGACCCAGTACCTACTCATCAGCAGTTCCCCACAACTCAGCAGCTTTTGTTAAAGCTTTAATAACATTATTCAGGTTACTGAGATCAAGGTAAAGACTATCCCCATTCTCTTCAAGATACTCAATTAAGTCTTCATCTTTATCGAGCCTTACTTTACACTGCCCAACTCTACCACCATCCCACACTATCTCCTCAATCGCTGAAGATACTTCACCTGTGTCTAAATTCAATATACTCATATACTGCCCTCCTCAACCCATCTATTAGCAGTGGTTCTTGCCCAGTACGCGCCATCTTCCTCGAAGAATGAATTCTTACTCCCGAAGTACAAACTAGGTTCCCAGCCCTCTGGCGTTGCTGCATACGCCAGTGCCTCTACAGTCCCATTAAGATTTTCCATCTCCCTGTACTCTCGCAATTTAAACACTATCTCCATTGACTCCTTTTTCTTACCAACCCTATCAAGGTTCCTTGTGATAATATTACATTCTACCTCTGAAAGTCCTGTTAACGCTTTTGCAAAATCCTCGTAACTAACCCTTATATCTAAGAACCTCTCCTTTGACGTGGAATCCTTTATGGTTATGCTGATATATTCATCACCATTACCACACGTTGGTCTACTTATAGTGATACGGCCATTATTCATTCTCCTAACCCCTCAAATTGAATTCGAACCACATACACCTTACGGGAGTCATCATCAATAATTTCATAAGTTGCTGTATTGAGTGAAACTATGCTATTAATGATACTAACATGGCTAGACGTGCCTTTCACTCTTGTTATAGCATCCTCTACCAGCCTGCTTACATTTGCATCTTCTATTGCGTGTATATCCAGTGTTGTCATAGTACCCTCCTATATTAACCAAACATACTTCTGTAGTTTTCGATCTCCAACTCAAGTTGAGTGAGTTCAACCATCAACTCAGACTTGTCCATATGAGCATACTTCTCTGCTATTGGGTGAATTATACCATACTCTTCTGGTACTATGCCAAAGGACTCTAAGTAGTTGTAGATGTAATTAGGACTATTAATAGGCATGGCTTTCCTGTTGGTACTACCAAACCCAGTCTTTACCCAACCGTCGTACTGTATCCCTCCTTCATAGATCTGTATCTTACCTTCATTATACTCTTTAAGTAGCTTTCCTAAACCATTATCACTAGCCCCTATGACTCCAGTTTCCATAGACTATCCTCCACTTCACGTAGTACCTCAGAAATATTATGCAACTTGTCCTTGATAAGCTCTTCTGCCCTTTTAGTTACAGCTTCCTCGGCTTTGAAGTAATCGAGATCACCCTTTATCTGTGCCTCTATCCTATCACTCCACTCTTCTAACACTTCATTGAAGTTCTGAATACGTACAGGTACGTTGTTTATGGTTAGATTAATCATCATACAGCTTGAATCAAACCCCTCTAATTTAACTAGGGGCATTATATCTGACTGCAATAGTAGGTGATTAAACCAAGTGTTTTCGTCGATAGTTTTACTGGAGTTGTAAGGTTCTATCATAGTATTTCTCCTAATTGATTATACAAGTGTTGTCAGCATAGCCTAATTTAACATACTCGTCAAACTTTTCTTGGCATTCTTCATAATATTGTGCCGATATGACATGTTCAAACAGAATAGGCTTATACCCAGTGTACTCAGCACTAACATTAATATACCGACTATCAAGCATAGCAGCTTCTGTCAGTATGTGGTGGTAGTGTAGGTGGCCATGTATGTTAAGCTTACCACGAAGCTCTTGTGGGTGGATAGGAGCATGGCTTAGCCAAAACCCTTTATATGAACGAAGAGAATAGACTTTATCATAAGCTTCCACTAAATCCTCCATCTTTATACCAAACTCTCGGCAATGATTACCAACAAGTAGTATCTTATCCCTACAAGGTAGAGCTTTAATACGCGCAAGAGCTTCCTTACTAAAGGCTATATCCCCCATGAGAAACAGGTGATCCCTTTTATTAACTTGGGCCAACGCTTCGTACATAAGCTCATGTTGCTCCTCGGATGTATACGGCATACCTGTGAGCCCGTTCTTACGCTTCCTGAACTTAGAAATACCTTTATGGTCTAAGTGACAATCACCTATTATATACCTCTGGCCCATATTTATCTCCTAATTAATTGTGTTTACAGCAAGTACATCAACATCAGTAACACCATCTAGTATATGAATATCATACAAAAAGTCAAGTACTTTGTGTCTTGCATTTTGTATGGTTGGGTCATACTTTATAATATCCCACCCTGTATACCCACCATGTGTGGAAGTAACGTGATACCTGATAAACAACTCTTTCATAAACCCTCCAATATGTTATCGACCTTCATAAATCTTACCAATTTCTCAACTTGCTTTATCAAATCATCTTCAGTGCCGTTATTATCTACTACATACATACTGTCGTCAAGCTTTATTGTCATAGATTCTTCACTTTCTGGTGGTTTTCTTTTATCAGCATCAACCCAGATAACGTAATCAAACAAACCAATAAGGTCACAAGCTGCAAGTTCATCCTCACAACGCATCCCAACGTAGATGTCATTGTCCTTTATAATAGCCCTAGCCAGTCTTGTCTTATCTGGGGTGTTGTACATCGTTATCAACTGTTTCCATTCGGCTCTATGGTTGACCCTATCTTGAAAACATTCCTCAAGTGTAGTGTACCCGTACTTATCTTTAAGTAGCTCATATATGAAAATCCTTAGACACGCATGACTACTGCTCTCAAAAGTATAGCCGTAAGAGTCCCGTAGGATCTCGGCTACGGTGTCCTTTCCATGGCGAGCATGGCCTACGATTAGTATACTGTTCATTATTATCTCCTATTACACACTGTTGCCTGTAAAATGGCATTTGTTACTGACCCTAACTAATAAATTTCCACTACTTACGTGTATAGAGGTTACTGGGCCGCTATACTCAACCAACTGGGTTTCACAGCTTTGCTTTCTGGTTTGTCGTTTATTTAGGTTAACTCTCCAGTGACCTTCCCTATACTCTGTCAAGGAAGCGCTCCACCCTTTAGTCACGGCTACCGCCTGTACTGAATCGCAGAACTCCTTGCTACCATAAACAACACGTGAATTAACATACCCTGTTGGAAGCGTACCATCTGCCTCCACCAAGGTATCCAGGAAAATATCCCATTCGTTGAATGACAAACCTCTGCACAGATCTGGTAATCTGTGGTTGTTGTAAACCCCTACCGAGTTTGCTACCAACCTACTCATAGTGAATGTTACAAGCGCTTCTGGAGATTTCTTAAGAATCTTACCACATATTTGCTTTATATCCCTAAACCTGTTTTTCTCTTTGTAAGGGATTCCTAAGTAGTCCAGCAGCTCTCTTATTTTATAAGCGTTACTCTCTCTTTGGTACAGGTAGACGGCGTCATAGCTTGAAAAATAAGAGTCTGTACAGAACCAAGCAGCCAACCTCAGTTCTAACTCCCTCTTCGGTTCTACTTCAGGATAGTTGCTTGCTCTACCACTAGACCACGTGGTGAAGTTTTTTGGTAAGGTGCCTGCTACCCTATGGGTTAGTTTACCAGAGTAGGTGGCTATCGGGTGGTCTCTTGTACAACTGAGACTCAGTGACCTGGAATCCAATGAAACTACTAGACCCTTGTAGCTATACCTGTCTACTTTTACAAGACCACTCCAATAGCCAACACCACCAACACCTATTGAGAAGAGAGGTACACCTATATCTAACTTCTCAACGTCAACGAAGCCGGTTGGAGTTAGTGCCTCTACCCCACGCAACAGTCCAGATTGTCTAGTCACTTCGCCCTTCCTACCCATCTACCATCACTATCCAAAACCATAGGCTCAAGCACAGGCATAGACTCAATTATTAGGCCAGTGCCTACTATTGGTCTTTTCAGGTTGCAGTTGTTGTAATTAAAAGCATACTTACTGTCGTCTATCAAGCAAGCACACTGCATAGCCCAATAGAGGGATGTTGGGTTTGCCCAGTACTCTATTTTAAATGTTTCATGATAGTGTCCAGCCACGCTGCACATACTCATTGCCTGGGATGTCTTAGTAACATTATTAGACTTACCGTGATGAAGATAACACTTGTTTCCGTTTGGAAGTGTGATAGTCATGTCGTGCCACCACTTCCACTTATCGTCAACACCCAGTACCTCGTTGTAGGTCTTTATATACTGTCTAGGTATCCCACAATGGTTTGCTTTCCTATACACTAGAGATCCGTGGTTTGATTCAAGAATATCCATCGTAGGGAACAAACTTCTGAGCTTGGCAATAACAGGCAAAGACGCCTTTAATTCATCCCCCGCTGAGAACAGGTCTGGATCACTATCATGAAAACTCAAGCTGTGTTTATCAAGCTCATCTCCAAGACAAATTACTCTGGTTGGTTTGTACTTGGCCTTTAAGTGAGCTAAGAACTCTAGAGCATCTGTGTGGTGGTACGGGATGTGAAGGTCGCTGATAAGGAGTATCCTGCTATTATCCTCTCCAGTATCTTTAAAATGTATGTCATTACTGGGTGTTCTCAACACAACCATTTTTTTAGACTTTACTCCTTTCTTCAACCACCCTTTACTTTCCCAATAACGTAGTGTGCTCTCTGCAACACCAAGAGTACGTCCTATCTCTCGGCGAGACTTCCCCTTCTCTGTCATTGAAATGTATTTCTCTAGTATGTCTTTTGAAATTGACTTATCCAATAGTAGTATCCTCTTCTGGTGTGTCGTTTATAGTAATAACCGAATCATGGTACGCTATAGCGTCTTTCATCTTTTGATTAAGTGGTTTCGGGTTGTCAACAGCTTCTTTAAAGGCAGTGAACTGTTCCTCGGTGAGAGTTATGTGCTCTACAGCGTAGTACTCCCTCACCACCCTAAAGATCAAATCCTTGGTGTGGACATTATAGAACCCATTATTAAGCTTAATGGCATCTGTAGTGACCATCATCTGATTCTTACTGCTTGTCCACCTCTCAACTCTCCCTGCATCCGTGGTGTACTCCTCAAAGGTTGGTAAGTCTTGGTGAACAATACCAACATTATTACCGTCAACGGCAAAGTACCCTCCGATCAAGTGGTAGAAGTCCTCTTCATCCAGTCCTATATTTCTTAATGTAATTGTTTCCAAGACTCACCTCCTATTAGTGGTTTAAGATATACTTTCTAACCTGGATCTTACGCTTAGGCGCATTACTCTCGGGCTCTATCCCTCTATTACGAAGCCAGTCAGCCTCATCCCCTTTACATATTGCTATAACCTTCTTTTCTGTAACTGCTTCTTCGAAAGGTATGTCCATCTTCTGAGCATAAGATTGTATCTTATGGCATGGTTTACAAGCTAACCTAAAGTGCTCTGCTACGAGCCCAGCACAATGCCATAGAAACGATTCAGCCGTAGCTTTAGATGTACAACCATCAGATTCTACTAGATGGTCACACTCAAGTTTACTACCAGCCATCCACTCTTCACAGAAAGAACACTGACCAACATTTTTTGTAGATGGGTGAAACACTTTAGCTAATCGCTCTTCAGTAGTAACAGGGCGTAGTTGACCCCGTTTCCACACCTTGCGTAACGGGTAGTCAGCCCATATACGTCTAACAGCGCCTCTTAACCACGTCCAATACTGGGCCTCTGTCTTCCATACCTCAGCTCCCTCTGGTGTCTCCCATGGCTTATCACTCATAAGCCACTCCTAATTTATCAAGTACCTTGCTAATATAGGCAACAGGTTCTGAATTGCAACGCATACGAAGTAAACTATACTGCTCATTCATGTGGTCTATCCAAGTCCAGTGTAGGTCATTACCTCTAAATCCCTTTACTAGTGTAGCTTCACTACCATAAAACGCCTTGTATGCTTCAACCACTCGGCTAAAACATTCATTTATAGAGGAGGCACCTTCTAGTAGTAACTCAGCAGCCTTATCACCAGCTCCCTTGCCCTTACGCATTCCATACTTTAAGCGTAACTCTTCCGTGATGTCAGGGAGTCCTTTAATCGTATCTACACTGTCTCCTGTGATCATCTGAGTGCATAGGCGTCTAGCTGCATCAAGAGGGGTGTTAACCACTAACCCTTCACTATCTTTGTTGGGGTTGTACATTATGAATGGTGTGTTAGCCGGTATATCCTTATCAAAAAACACCCCGACATACTTCATCTTACTAACGTCCCCCTTGGCTTGGGAATAGTCTTGGTACAGATGTTTAACAATAATATCATCAGTCTCTACACCATCTTCCATGAACAGTTTATTCTTATACTTCTGTAGAACCCATTTTGTAAGTTCTGCATGTAGAATTGGTTTAGGTTGCCTATCGTTCTTGTATGGGTGGGTTTGTGCTAAATTATAGCGAAAGTTTTCACCACGACCGTAGCAAATAATTATCCCCTTGCACCAATCTTTTTCAAGGATGATTCGCATCTTATCGTTAAATCGTCCCTTTGCCATCATAAGAGGTGTTGCATCTCCCTCTGCCCTTATCAACCTTGAGCACTGCTCTATTGTGAAGTCCTCCATCTTCAGGTCTAGTCCCAACTCCTCCCTTAGTTCCAGTAGTTTGCCGCTCTCCCCGTCCTTTTTAGTACACTTGTAAAATGAAGTTTTAGTCGGGTACTCATAGATGGCGTCAATGTCTTTGTGACTAACCCTAACATAGTTCTCTTCTGCACTTATTGCTGCCTGGAAGATAAATGTATCTATGTCAACCAGTCCTATCTTATCTTTTATAATTACTTCTTCATTCATCATAATCTCCGTAAAGTTGTCTACAAACTTCCCCAACTGTAATGTCTCTTATACTAAGGTGCTCACCGCTTTTCAGTAGGATTGAGCACTTACCCTCTACCGGAACGATAGCTGCGATATCTTCTTTTAGGATGTACATAGGATCGTTAGAGTACGTTAGGACTATCTTCGTCAGTGGGTTGCTTTTAATTTTAGGTACTGGCTTTATTGGGGGCAGGCTAGTCATTAGTATCTCCCTTACTCATTAGTTTAAATATATCATCGGGGTGTCCCTTAACAACCCTTGGTTGCTCTCTCTCACGAGTAACTACACTTCTTAGGTCTGGGTGGGTAGAATGCACGTGTATACCTGTAATACTATCAACATCTAGATAGCATGGGTAGCTGCTGCCTGCTTCTATTAATCTTACAAACCTCTTCATATAGGCCTACTTAGCATATTGCTTTAGTATTTCACTTTCTTCGAGAGCAGTGCTTTTCTTACCAACTTCGTGAATAAACTTACTTTGTTGTAGTCGAGCCTGGGTGAGGATTTTAAGTTCTTTGACAAAATCTTTACCAACCTCTTGTTCAACCATGTTGCTTAGCTCAGCAATATCTTCTTTAATTGTTTCAAGTTCTTTGTGAAGAGCTACGGATTGGTTTACATACTTGGCTAGTAAAGTTCGTTTATCAATTGCTTCTGGTAACATATTATTCTCCTAATTTGTTTAACGATTAGAAAGCACCACATAGGATGCTTTATCTGTAAATGTGCCTACATAAGGGAGCTTTAACCCACTTGTGCATATCAGTGATCAGAGTGTGCATTAGCTCCCTCTCCATTCGCTTTATGCCGCTCGGCGTGGCACTTAGAACACAACCACCGTACAATAAGTGGGTATGCATAGTCATCGTGGTGTCCATTAATCCTACCTACCACTTTATGGCAAACCTCACAACTACTTGGCTTAAGCAGTGTACCGTCCCTAACAGCATTACCCACTATCACATTTGCAACACGCTTCACTGGGTTTCTTTCTATCCATGCTATCTTTGCTCTATTGGCCTTTTCTTTACCTCTTGAGGTGTTTACATACAGTTTTGCTGCCTGCACTCTGTGAGGCATACTTGCTCGCTTCTTGTCATAGTCCTTGTAGTATTGTTTGTTAACAGCTACGTTAGCTTTAGTGTCAGTTTTGCAACACTCTTTGCACTTCCCTAGCTTACCGTCCTTCATTCCATTGTGGTTATAAAAGTCGTCCATGACTTTTACTTTATTGCATTTAAAACACTCTTTCATACCCCTACCTTATCTACAATACCTAGTAGACTAACTAAAATAGGGTTACTTAAAAGGCGCATCATCATCGAAATTCACCTCTTCTGTACTACTTGATGATTCCTCTTCCGACTCATCTTCAGATTCAGTAGGTGCGTTATAAGCAGCCTTCTGTTGAGTAGTACCATCACCTTCATTGAGCCCACCAATAATTTCCCCGAACTCTCCAGCACTAGCAGAAGCCTTGGCTTCATAAGGAACCAGCTCTGTTACCAACATTGCTGTCAGCTTGGGGAACTCACCATAGGTTGGGTGTGTGGTTATGTTAAACTTAACAATACCCTTACTACCATTACCTATTAGCGTGCTCATAGTAACGTCCTGTACTCCCCCCTCTACAGGTAAAAAGACTTTGGGACGGTTAGGCCAAGTATAAGGCACATCATCAACACCCTTCTCTAAGTTGTGTGTAGGGTAGTCCTTAGTTACCTTAGTACCAACCTTAAATTTAGCAACATACTGCTTCTTCTGTTTTGGATAAGGAGGGGAGAATTTATACTTATCCTCGAATACATCTGTCTTGATCTGCTTTACCTTGTTTTTAGGAAAAGCCTCTTCAAAGTCATCTGCTTGATCCTCTGTAAGGATAACATCAGTTGTATACTCCTTATCTACTTTAGACCCGTAAGTAAAAGCACCATCTTGTAGTTTTGTGTATGCAAACACCACATCCTTAATAGTCCCTTTCTTAAACTCTTTGTTAGTACCTTTACCCTCTACCACTATTTCTACTGTACTCATCTTTTGTTTCTCCTAGTTGTTTAAATTAATACTCTGTTGTTTCAAAACTTTATAAACTTTACGCTCGCACTCCCCAAGCAATAACGTCTCCCGTTTAATCACTACTTCACGATACCCTCCTCCTGCTTTATCAAACAGTACCTCCCGTCTTGGATTATAAGTTTTCTTTGTATATACAAGCTTTGGGAAGTTGTAACCCTCTGCTAATACCTTTGCTTGTTTACGTAGTGCTTTTGCTTTCTTGCTATTCATACCCTCTCCTATTAATGAACCTCTTTCCAAGATTTACCTACCTTACCTTCTCCATCCAGATCCAATCTCAAGTTAAGGTCAACCCCTGCTTGTATAATTGCTTGTCTTGTCAGCTCTGCCAATTCTTCTGCAAATTCTTTAGTCCCTTCCGATTCAAAAGAGTACTCATCGTGAACCATTAAAATCCGCTTAACTTTGTTACCTTTATAATTGTAGTAAGGTCTACCTAACTCATCGATATTTCTCATACCTCCTAGTTTTTCATCCACAAGACAAGCAGCCATAGACATTACAATGGCCCCGCAAGACTGCCCAGCACAGTTTATCAATACATGTTTTGATCTTATCCCTAAGAACCTTCCATCAATAGCGGGGATATACCTCTTTTTCCCTTTATGTTCCCAATGATTCTCCAAAGCATCTTTAAGTCCTTTTAAACCGACCATAAGCTTCCAATAATTGTCATAAGCTACTTGACCTCTTTCTTTAGATAACCCCAGAGATTTACCCAGTTTGTTGGCTGACCCGCCGTAAGCTAGAAGGTAGTTTCCTGTCTTCCCACCGTTACGAAACGGCTTAAACTTAGGATTCTCTTTAATATCTGGATCGTCTTTATCAAACCCTTCCGTTTCTTCTGGAAAAAATGCAAAAGCGGAAGCTGTGTGTGGGTCGCCTTCCAACATCAATTTAGCAAAGTCTCCTCCATCATACCTGTAAGTGTAGTGACCTAATGTTCTATTCTCTAGTGCTGTAGCGTCCGTTCCTACAAACCAGTTGCCTTCGTCTACATAGAATAAATCCCTAAACTCCTCTCCTAAAAGAACCTCCTTCTGGGCTTTTGGTACGTTGGTGACTTCTTGGTGACAGACCCTAAAAGTAGGAGTGTAGCCGGTTATTTTACCGCTCAGCCTACCATCAAAATCAAGACGCCAGTTTTTCAGCCAACCTTCTAAAACTGATCTCCTGTTACGTAGCGATAGGAACTTAACTATCTTTTTAGGCAACTCCCCATCAATTTCTAATAGATTTGGACAGATATTACCCATCTCCTGTATCTTAGGAGAAGTCTTCACTGGTTCTCCTTTGTTATCCCTAACAGGTTTACCGTCTGCACCTTTTTTTATATTCCAAAAAGTGGGCTCCCAACCACCAACCTCCATAAACCACTGTTTAATATCGTTACCATCTTTTATTTCCATAGGCAACTTCATATCTATTAGTAGTTTAGCCTTTATTGGGTAGGTGTCCCCGTAGACCTCAACTTCTGTATTGTCCTCGTTAACTTTACCTTTGTGCTTCTCTACCCACGAAAGCATTGTCTTGGATAAACCACCACTAGCAAGGAATGGCTTAGCAGGCATACTATAAAAACTCTCTTCTCCCTTCTTAAGCTTACGTGGTGGGAGTTGTGGAAGAACTTCTTCCTCTAACTGTAACATTGTGACAGTTATCTCCTCAACTAACTCGATAGCCCTCTCCCTCTTGAACCTCACACCAGCGAATGATTGTGCAGCGTATAAGTAATGGTCTTTCTGGTGGTTAAGGAACGCTCTATGCTCATACCAATACTCTCCGTATATCGCACTCATGTGTTCAGAGAAATCAAAGAACACAACCTTTGTAGCCTCTCTATCCTGATCACAGTATTCCTCCATGTATGGGTGATACTTTCTGAACTCTTCCCCTTTTGGGTCGCTCTTAAGTATTGTCCCGTCCTCTATCAGTCTGGCTCTAAAATCTATCTTATATGACCCCCTAGTAGAGGATAGGGCCGCCAGAGAGTGACCGCCGAATCTGTCAGAGCACAAGAACTGACTTAAAGCAAAGGTATCAATAAACCTTACTACAGTCTTAAACAAATAGTCCTTTCCTTTATAACCTTTTATAAAAGGTATACCTAAGAATTTCCATAACATCCATAGATCATAACCGAGGTGGTTGTGTCCGATTACAAAAACACCCTCTTTAAAGTTTTTTAAATACTCTATAACCTTTTTTCGGCTAACTTCTTTACCTTCCCTGAACGGTTGTATTACTAAGTTATGTTTACCGCAAAGTGATTTGAAGTGCCCTGTCCATATGTTTTTAGATTGCAGGTATAAGTTATCTGCTTCAAGGTCAAAGACAAAACCCTCAAGTCCACCTGCGGCTGTTCCGTTAGTAATATCCAAAGTATCCTCCTATTGTTAGAATGTGTCCTCATCTACGTGAAGCCTACCATCCTCTCTTTGTTTAAGTGTGTCGCATATACCCAAGATACCCCACTCCCTGTCTTTAAGCACCTTAGTCCGTACTCTACCCCTAGTCTCGTCTGGTAATACCTCATTCTCCAGTGCAATTATGCATGTGCTCATAGCCTCTATCCCGCTACTACCACGCAGCATTTCTTTCTTAACCTGACGCCAGTATGGTTTAGGCTCTTCTCCTTCTTTAACCTTTGGTACTTGATCTTCAACACGTTTTAGGTGACATACAGCGTGTATGGTAACTGGGTTCACAGTAATAAAAGCTGCCAACTCTTCATACAGCATATCTATGTCCTTCCGCTCATTATTGCTCTCCAGCCCTGCAACAACCATAGATATATGATCAATAAATATGTGCTCAGCGCCACATATAAAGTGGAGATACTTTATCTGCTGCATCAGCTTAGACACCTTCAAGCTTCCAAAGTGGTCAAGGAAAAACGTTCTACCGTTTGAAAGTACTTTATCTTTAGCCTCTGCTATAGCCTCTCTAGTTGCCATTGCTAGCGGATTCTGCCTGAATTCCGACAGGTTTACCCCCAACTCAAGAGAGAGTAATGCTTGTTGCGTCTTTCTTAACGGTTCTTCCAGGAATATAAACCCAACCTTATAACCGTCAGCACATAATTCCCACGCTATCTCCCTGTTGAGTGTACTCTTACCAACCCCTGAGAAAGCTGTATAAGTTATCAACTCATTGCCTGTCCTAAATCCGTGAATCTTTTCACACAATTTTGGATAACGGCTTATGTAATGACCTTCTCGCAATGGTTCCAGTAAACTATCTAGGTCTGCATCATCCCCACTGACTATGTTTTCTGGACTGTAAGGTTCTAATCCAAAAGACAGTACCTTATACAACTCACCAGATAAACCTTTCACAACTGCTTCCCTGGAGTCCTTACACTCCTCTGGATGCTTGAATGTAAATATATTATTTGATAATAAGAGGTTAGCAACTTCCTCCTTGGCTTCCTTCCCTTTTACTATTCCTTTCTTGGCCTCAATCTTTGTTGCCTCATCTGAATCAAAAGCTAGAACTATCTCAGAGAACGACTGAACAAAGTCTAAATTATGTGCAATACAGGCAGCAGCGTTCCCTGTTCCCAGCGGGAGTGCAACAACACTTGGAATAATCTTACCCGCCCATTTAGTCCCTTTCAGACCATCAAGGAGTACCCGCTTTATCGCCAACGCTTCTTCATGGCCTTCTGCTATGTACAGTCGCTTTCCACCCCTTGGAACGTTATTTTGATTAAATAATTGGTTCTTTTCACTAACAACACCAACAGCAGAGAAGTGGAACTTCTCGTCTTTCTGCTTAGTCCAATCTCGTTTAATAAACCCAGACAATGTGCCATCTTTACTGTATGATGGGAAGTAAGTCGCTACTACTGTTTTACCATCTCTTGGGTCAACAGCAGACACCACCCCAGCTTCCTCGTACTCTTTCTTCTCAACCCCTCTACCTACCGGTATCAAGCTCTTATATTGCTTAACATCTTCTACTGACTCTCTACTTGTATTGTTATTATCCACTTCACTTACGCCCCATTTGGTATACGTCATCAATTACCCCTGTTTTGAAGTTCTATTATCCATCTCTTGTTGAAGAGCGTAGTCGGCGGCATAAAGCTCCTCTATTAAACCTCTTGGGGCCAGTTTAGCAACATCATAAGTAGTTATTTCCTCTGATGTTATGTGAGCCCTCAACAAGAGTAGTAGTCGTCTTACCATTATCTTTACATCTGCTTTACATTTAAACTCAACAGCCTCTGCTTTATCTTCAGTCAATGCATCGAAAATATTTTTAAACCTTAGTCTTGGCATAATTGTAAGCCACCTCCTCAATATGTTATAGAACGGGCAATCTACCCCACTGTTCCGCCATCGCGTTAGCTATACCCTGGTAAGTTGTCGATCTTAGTTTCCATCGGTCATTACTGGGAGGCAGATTATTTTGCCCCGAATCTGTTTGATTCCCCCACCTGTACACAACCCGCTTTTCACCACAGCAATTGGCACATCCATATTTATCTTCTACCACTTCTCCACAACAAACCATTCTACCGTCTATCCAGTTTGTTTTGGTTATCTCTGGCAGGCCATCTAACCAAAGCCCTGTCTTTTTACTAGCGTCCTCTCCGAACCAATAAGGCTGTATATACTGCGGCCTGCCCATATTAGGTAAATATTTGGTAATCACGCCTACAGGGTTCTCAATACACTTTTTCTTAATATCCGCACGCCATAGTCGATTAACAAAATCCAACGCATCTGCTCTCGCTTTACGTCTACTCTCACCAATTAATACACCCTTCTGTATTTTTCTAGGTACTCCATTTATCAATGGGCAGTCGGCAAAGGCCCACTCTGCCGCTCCCGTTAGGTATGTACATGGAGGATGGGCTATCATTAAATCAAAACCATCATCTATAATATCGAAACGTCACCTTGATAGTGCTGACCTCCAGGTGAATCGCTCGGCAGTAAATCGCAACTAACCGCATCATGCCCTAATTTAGTAAAAGCGTCACGTACACGCCCTGAATATTCGCAAGCTACTAGTACCCTCATAAACACCCACTTCCATAGTAATATGTTTGTTGTGACCTTACGTTCAATACGTGCATAGTGCTACAGCAACTAGATACACCAACTGAGCCCCTTACTTGTACAACTGAGCAAGAGCAAAGGAGTAAACTCAGCAAAATAATCAACAACTTCATCACTTATCTCCAACCAAAATGGCCTCTACAATTTCCCTAAGCTCCTCTAGTAGATCCTCTGCTTCCTCTTGTTGACCAAGTGTTGGTAGAAGATCGCTATCAGTCTGCAACAAATCCTCTAATTGTTTAGTTTTTTCTTTAAGTTTATCCCAGTTTCTCATTTATTACTCCCGTATATAATGTCGGAGGCTTTATCGGCAGCCTTAATCAGTTTAGTTAGTGCATTAAAAGTCGGTTCATAGCATACCTCATTAGAGTCCACTTCATTATTCTCAAGTGCATCTACAATATCGTTTAAATCATAATTTACTTGCATAATATACTCTCCTCTGGCGGTTTGCTTTCTACAGCTACTAAGACAGTAGCCAGTTGGTTCAAATGAGCTGATAACTCTAACAACCCACTTCTAACATAACTCACTAAACACTCGTAATCGTCCTCCTCGTATTCTCGGTCAGTTAGTTGCTCCCTTTCATCGTTTTCGGAGTCCCACAATGTTCCTAGATTAACTTTAAGTGACTTACCCCATGTGTAGTCCACAAGTGAGAAGCATACACCAACCCTTGTATCGTCTTCTAATGAGTTAAGTTCTTCAAGTAAATCTATCAATACCTCAGAACTTGGGTTCACCTCGGTAATACTTCTCATAGTGTCTCCTTATGGCTATTTGGTTTCGAGTGGTTCAGTGCCAAATGTGCTCCTACCACCGCTACCACTGGCAATAATTAATAACTCTCCTTTACGAACCCCATGTAATAACTTCTTAAGGTTTGTAAACGGGAATGGGCTAACCTTTCCATGGGTGTCTTTATTGCTGACCGTACTTTTGAGATTATCCACAATGTTCTCCTATTCTAATGGGTTTCCAAAACTATCACATTTTCTAACTGTATTAACCAACGCTTGAAAGAAGGGCTTCTAACTCTTCAACTGACTTACCTTCAAGGGCTTCGTCTTTCTTAGAGGCCAAGATACCCATTAGTTTCTCTTTGTAGGCTTTAGTCTCAACAGCTTTTTTACTAGCTTCTTGCTCAGCTAGTCGTATATCTATTATGTACTTAACAATATCAAACTTAAGTTTAGTTAAGGTATTGGTGGCAGTTTGTTTAACGACAAAACTCTCTTCAGTATCTTCTTTAAGCTTCTTATTTATCGCTTTAGCTAACCCGTTTAGGGATACTCGACCTGAGGTTAGTTTCAAGTCCCAAAGGTCTTCAACAGATAATCCTGCTGATCCCTCAACTAAAGTGAAACGTACCTTATTCTTTGTTGCATATTCAAACATATTCATTATTATTCTCCTAGTTAAAAGTTGATTTTTATTACTCGATTAAAATTACCACTAACCTTGCAAAGTACGTGGTTGTTCTGTGTGGAAGAAAACCCTAACCCGCTTAATTGGTTGTTTGATTCCCCTACCTTAAGCTTAGATCCCAGTACCTCGAACACTTTACGATGCTCCAGTAGATCGTTAGTTAAAAACTCGTTATAAAACCCTCTAGCCTTGTCTGGATTAACACAACCTTGGAGTATAAAGAACCAGTGCTTATTCCCAGTTTCATTACCATCCCAGTGATTAGGGGAATTCATTAACATAGACACCTTTTGCCACTTATTGGTACTAATGCCCCAAACCTCCTTAGTGGATTCTGTTGACGGGAGTGAACTAATAAACCTCATACCTCTCTCTTTACTAAAGTTGATTTTAGCAACTGAAACTCTTTCCCTGTTTTTTAGGTTCCTATCATAAGTGTAAGAGTATACTTTTCCTTCGTACTCAATTTCAGCCGTAAATCCAGTCATACCACCATTATGGGAGAAATTGTGAACCAAGAACTCATAATCACCATTAGGCATTTTGTTTTTATCTGTGTAGATGATATTCTCAACAGCTACGTTTCCTTTTGGGCTTACGACATCTACGTCTAGCATACCTGAAGAGGCTTGCCTTCGACCTTTATTATTAAAACTAATTAGGTTTCCTTTTGGTTCAATACAGTGGGCATCAAAATCATTTTGGTTGTTGTCACCATCATTCCACTGGATTGAGAACCGCAAAACACCGTCCACATTACCCCCAGCCTTCTTAACTCGTTCTTTCATTGAGTCTGCGACTTCGCCGTTATAAGACCAAGAGAAGTTGTTGCCCCATTTTAGGATAGGTTTAGCGTCTTTGTTTATTGGTGAAATCAAGCTCGTAAAGTTATTAATATGAGAGTTCTCAACCATTAACTCAAGAGTGTTAGCCTTGGGTAGTATGTTGTGAATGAAATCTTTGATACCAACTTCTTCTATTTTATCTAGGTTTGGTTTACTGTCCTTGACAGTCTCCCCTAGTTGGTCGAATACTCCCATGGCTTTCTTAGCTGACCTGTCTGCGAACAATACGTTATTAATTGTAACGTCCTCAGTCACTGCATAACGACGGTATAAAGCATCTTCGATACCAAGTTCAGCTACCTTTTGCTCTGCTTTCTTAATCATTCCTTGAGTAATCAGTGCACTAGAGCGTTTATAGTTCTGAGGAGCAACCTTAGATTCAAACATTCTAACAGCAGCTTCTAACTCAACACCTGAAGATATATCTACCAGAAGAGTCCCTATCACGGTGTTCTTAAATCGTCCAGCCTCTTTCAAGTTAGCAGAAGTATACCACAAGTACAGATCTTTGTCTTTGCCTGATTTTGACTCACACCCTTTCTTAGCTTTTTTCAAGGCTTGGACGGTCTTTTTATGTTCTTCGCCACGATATAGGGAGTTTTGTGCAATTAACTCTAACACGATTTCAATAGATTCTGTTGAGATCTCCTCTAAACTACGTTGAAGAATCTCTTTGTTTGCGGTAGCAATGCCTTTAAAAGACCCAACCTCAGTACTAACGAACTTGCTTGGTAATTTATAATAGAAGTGATCCCACTTGATAACCCCGTCATCTGTTTGTTGATGGCTTCGGTCTGTTCCTAGTACTCTAGTATCACTGCGATAAATATTGTCTATGGCTTGTTCTTTAACAAAGGTAGATAGAGCGTTAGCAACTACTTGAAAGTGGCCACCTACGTCTATGTCCCAGATAGAAACTAACTCACCATTAACAATAGATACCACGTTTCCACAGCTACGTATAAACTGCTTACAACAGTTACAGTCGAATTCCCGCCTCTCTCTGTAAATATTGTTAGTCCCTTCTGGAAAGCTGTCTAGGTACAGGTTCCAAATAACGTCTTTATCAGTTTTTATGTAGAATAGTTCATTTCCTACCATTGTGTCAAACTGAGACTGTACTGCTTCTTTAAGGTTTATAAAATTCATAATAACTGCTCCTCTTGAGTATGTATAGGAACTATAACACAAAAGTTACAGTCACGTTACAATTTATTTACTAAGACACTGAACTATTCTAATGGGTTTCCAAAACTATCACACTTCCTCACCTCTTCTCCGACAGGCTTAGTTGGAATACCTTTATCACTAAGTTCTTCATAAGAGAAGGTAATCCACTTACCAATCATCTCCCGCATACTTTCCATATCTCGCGGATACTTTATACCATCTCTCCGATCAACCTTCATCATAGTCTTAAACTCTACGTTGTCAAGCTCATCACAAGCCATTAACATAAGTTTACCATCACCATTCTTACATCTCTCAATACCAAGAACTAATGCTTCAGAGTCATACCGCGGCTTATCCTTCTGCGTGTTTGAAGACCGTACACCAAACTCATAAACACCCTTTGGCTCGTAGTGTACCATACCTTCATAACCTTGTGCAACTACTTTGTCTCGTAATAATAGACGTTGAGATCCATTCATTGTCAATCCTGGGTAAATAAACTCAAAACAGTCTGATAATTTAGCTATCTTAATGTGATTCTCAAGTGTACGCATTAACTTTATACGCTCGTTGAATGGCAAACCTTCTACAGGAACATCAAATATGTGGAACTTTAATCTAAGGGCGTCTTCGTTAGGGTCGTAGGGTAAATCTTTACCTGTTTTGTTTAAATACTCTGCCTTAATCTTAGCTACCTCTTTAGCTGTCTTAACAGGCTTAAGCCAAGCGCTTCTTATGCGCTGCAAAGATAGACCATGTGCATATACTTCAGCATCAAATGTTGCAACTTCTTTTAAGGCACATAGAGCATTTCTAAGATGCTCAACCTTAACTTCCTCTTCTTTGCCTATTTTACTATACAACACCCCACTAATAACACAAGCCCTACTACCATTCTTCTTTGTACTAGATAGCAGTGTACTTGACATACTTTTCCAATGGTCTTTGTAATTCTTAATTTTACGAGGAATTATAGCCTTAGAGGACACTGCTGCATCACGCGTTAGGTGGTAGTGGCAGTTGTCTATCTGAGCTTGGTAGAGTGCTTGTAGCTCTACTACTGCTTGCTCGTTTGCTGTAGTCTCATTAACCTTACCTATATTCTTTGGTTCGGCATCGTACATGCTAACTTGCATCTTACCACCTTCTTGCCCGTATGCTACACAGACTTCATTATCTACTAGCCAACCTTTCCAAGTTTGAACCTTTTGTGTTGATGCGCTAACTTTATACAGTATTTGATTCTGTTCGAACATTATTTTCTCCTCTATGTCCATTGCTTAATTTCTGAAAGTATTGCTTCTGGTATTACTTGCGACTCCTTATAAGTGCATCTCCACTCGCCTTTAGCAACCCGTTCAAAGGTGAATTTTTTACCGTACCAGGACCTAGTTTTAGTTTCTCCTACTAACACCGCCATTTATGGACTTCCTATTACGTATTGTACATTAATACTGGAGCCCAGTATATGGCTTGGTATGTAATACTCGGGTAAAAGAATATCCAAGATGTTGGATCTAATAGACCAGCATGTGGATATGAGAAACTATTACCAAGAGTAAGCCCCAATAGGTTCACACCATTAAGTACGGTTATTAAAAATGTTACACCAAACAAAAACACATTATCCATAATACCCTCCTATTAATCTAATTTCAGTTAGTGTACCACGTCGTTAGCACTTGTCAAGCTGTTTTCATCAAAAACAATACACTCTCCTGGTGCCATATCAACAACACCACCTCTTGAGCACGCTTCAACAAATTCTAGTATGTTGTAGTCTACAGCAACAGTGGCACTGCCAGTCCTTGTTTTAGTCAACCACACAGCAGTTTTACCAGTCGGGTCGAACTTATCGTCTTGTAGTAGGACATTAGCCAAAACAAGCGCTGCCACTTGTGGGAGTAGTGCTAAGTAGACTGCACTATCTTCCTTTGTAGCTATTGTATCGTATATTAAATTAATCAGGTCTGTTTCTGTTGGAAATATCTTCTGTTCATTATTATCTGTCATTGCTATTATCCTTCTCTTTATCAATTGAATAACCTACAGGCTTTTGATCTTTAGCTAGAGGCCATGGGTTTTCTTTTCCGCAATAGATACATACACGGATAAAGCATGTTCTTATTAATACTGACCTGCTTAGACTTTCTCCACAAAACTCACAAACACTGCACACAAATGCTCTCCTGTAATTAAGCTATAAGTATCTTACCACACATACAACAACTGTCAAGTAATACACTTAATAAATATTTATTTTTACCCTTCTATTGACAAATAAGAAAACCCATGATAAAATAGCCTTGTAAACACAAAAGGTATAGTGTAATTACCTACTACTATATCCCTTATAAGTATACTTGTAAAGGATTATTGTAGAAGAGTGCTGTAGAAGATTACAATACCTACAAGACTACCTCTACAGGATACCTTTACAAGATGCTTATCGTGCTTACTGTAAGGATGACTATAAGGATAAAAGACCTAATACCAACTTCCTCTATCTAAGAACCTATACTCTGAGGAGTAACATTCTTTTAGTATAGCTATATGACCCTTTATCTTGTTACCGTACTCCAGGGCTTTACTCCCCCTGCCATTATAGCTACTCCACATACGTAACCAACCCTTACTTTTATTCTTAAGTAGTTTAGTTATAGCTAAATCCATTGCATAGTCGTCATCACTTATTAGCTTAGGCACTAGGTCTTGCTTAGCCCTCCAAGAACTCTCGTAACCTTCCAGCCACATAGCTGTTCTAAGCTCTATATGTGTTATACCGTAGCTTCCGTACTCACCATCCTTGCTGTTAACTCTGACGATATAGGAACCAACAAAACTCTCTTGTATAACAATAGAGGCCAAGGTGTAGCCCAGGTCGTGGGGCAACCCTTTTATATACGCCCTCTCTATTGAATGTTGTTGTTCAGTGGTGTATAAGGTGCAAGCCCTTACTTCAGCTATTCCTGAGACGACAAAACAAATAATAACGATTAATAGCCACACTTTACTTTTCATACCTTGTACCTCTTGTTGTGATCCAATCCTACTTACGTAGTTGTTGGCTATTAGCCAGTCTATCGTTAAACATAGGCCAACCTACGTGGGTTTACCTTGATAAGGTATGGAGGCTATTGCTTTCTCTACATCTTCCTTGTTATAGAGCTTACCTAACACTTCAACCTTTGGGGTAACTTTATTTATGGAGTATGTAAGCTGTCGCTCGTAAGTGAACTCTACTTCCTCTCCTGCCGCCTTGTCAAAAGTAAGACATAAATTAAAGCTGGCTGACATTTCTCCGTTGTAATCAACGTACAAGGCACTTCCAACCTCACTATCTACCTCCGTACTGCCAGACCTCCAACGGCCACCACTAGCAAACACAGCCTCTTGGAAAGCTTCACTATGCTCATTGTCTAACACCTTTAGCTTAACATCCCGTAAAGGGTGTTTTTCGGGCTCTAGTCCCAAATGAGCATCTAGCTGATCTAGTGTTAGTAGTCTTAATTTTTCGTACCGGCTGTTAGCGTAGTCCCCTATATTGTCATAAAATACTACTTGATTTTCATAATCCACACCATAAAATCTCCACTCTGAATAGTCAGACATCATCTCCACAGACTCCTCGGTTTTTGCTCCAGCAGTCACGGCTTTACGTTCAATACTCTTTACTTGCTGTTCTGTTAACCCTTCAATTTCTATACAAAATGGTTCAAAATTCATATTCTTCTCCTTTTAAGTTTTCATGGTGTTATGAAGCGAGGTTCTCTACAGCTTCCTCTCTATTTTGCTCAAAGAATGTGCTACGTGCTGTTGATATAATGCTGTTAGCTATTTCCAGCTTCACCTTATCAGCTACCGAGTCATACATACAACCTGCTCTTAGTAGTTTAAGAAGATCATTTGCACAATCGTCTAATGCATACTCTAGAGCTTCACTTTCAGTACCTGACTCTAGGTCTTTTTCGTACATATCCTTCAACTCTAGGTCTATATCTAACTCAGTAATGGTGGTGCTCATAAACATCTCCTCTTGGTTCTATATACTCAGTTTAACAGTATTAGTACGTATGTCAAACAAAAACAAAGCCCCGTGAGGAGCTTTTAAGATTTATTAGTTATTATGTTTATTGTTTTAAGGTCTTTCAGTACTACCCAGTAACAACCCACCGAAGGTCTTTGAGATTAATAGGTCGTAGTTTAACCTCGTTTCCTGTTCGACAAAGGATTTCATTATCTACTATAGTAGCCCGTAATTCATTATGATTGTTTAGAAGATCACCCACCTCGTAACCCATTAATACCTCTCGGATAGTTGTCTCATCATTATCCTGGGTAACTATACCATCCAGATCTAGCACTAGGCTATTCTCAACTGGTAAACCCTTATCATCGTCAATCAGTTGTACTTTTACTACTCGTCGTGTGTTGCTCATATTGCTCTCCTCGTTGTTTAAATTTAATTTAAGATCTACTGGTGTCTGATTGTTACGTTGTAGTAACCACTTTATCTGTTTATCTGTAAACTCACTACACTCATCTTTTGATACAAGGTAGCCCTGCTTCTCATCGTGCAAATTAGCCATCTGGTCTTTAAGCTCTGGATAGGCAAGTTCTCCTGTAACTTCATGGTAGTCAAACCTCACCATGATAGCAGTGGACACTAGTAGGTCATCAACCAAAACTTCCGTGCTCCCTAGTAATTCCTCCCCAAGGCCTTTGTCTAACCAAATTACCTTGGCTATCTCCTTCTTATCTCCACCCTTAACCGTATACCTTATAGCGGTTTTTGTAGCGTCTATCGTCCTAAAAGCAAACACTACTCCCTCTAGGGCTTCAAGTTTAACTGTTGTGCTACAGTGCTGCCAACTTACTAAGCGATCCGACACTTTGTCCTCTATCTCACCCATATCAACCTTAAAGGGTTGCCCTGCTGGGCTCTGGCTAAAGCACCACTCTATGTATGCCTTATTAAACCGGTCATCCCTGTCACTCTTTGGTAAGACAGTAGAAGCAGCTATAGGGCCTGACCTGTGGTGCAGTAAAGACGCTCTGTAGTCAACATCTTCCATACCTTTTCTGCCGCTACTGACCATCACTCCCCACGTATCAAGTTCAGCACCATTGGCCTGCTCTATACCTACAAACTTAACTGTAGTGTTGTTCGGTACTGCCTGAGAAACCCCCTCATTTTTAATATTACTTCTACTCATAAGTTCTCCAAACCTTCTTAATTTTAATCATCCCATCTTACCCCTTTAGATTTAAACTTGTCAAGAAGATCGTTAAGTGAATCTAAACAATCTTCATCATAACCTTTATCTATTAGGTTACACACTGTAAGATCAATAGCATCCTGTAATAACACAAGAGGATCTTCCTCTGGTTCCTCCTCGTCTACTATAGGCTCTTCATAGCTACTATGACTCCTCACAATATCAGTGAAAGCAGTCTTCCCTATATATATAACATCCTTAACACCTTTCTCCCTAAGTTCTTCTTCTTCAGCGTAGCTGCCAGCTAAAAACTTCCCTTCGTACTGTTCCTTGTACACACTGTAACATGCTTCCCTAATCTCTGGTGTTACATTAGTAAAACCATACTGCAACTTATCCACGTCTGTCAACCCTTTTTCTAATAAAACAGCCACCTCACTGGGCCTGTCAGCCATTGCCCACATCTTGGCAGTAGCCACAGTAAGATCCCATGTGTCTACGGCTTTCCTGTCTCTATTTAGCTTGAGGTATTTTGGTTTAAAGTCGTAGGTGTAGGTCTGTGACGTTTTAGTAACGAAGATGCCACCAACGAACAACTTTCCAGGGATATCCTTGAAGATACGCCCCATCTCTGTCTCTATAACCTCGCCTAAGTCGCCTGCTAGGTACAGGCAATTATCTGACACCTCGTTCATCAACTCTTCATCCACATTACCGACAATGAAGGTCAGGTCACTGTTGTCAAGTAGTTGAGTTTCCTCAATAACTAGCACTTCTTCCTCTATATTATTATCCCACTCGTAGTAGGGCTCCCATTGCTTGCTGCCATTACGGATTAGGACTGATAAACCCTCACGTAGGGCTACCCCAAGGGCTACCAGTAAACCTTCACCATGGACTCCTACAGACTCTTCCTCGTCACGTTTAGTTGACATACCTAGTGCTAAACATTTCGCTGGAAGCTCCGTATCCTTACTTGTAATAAACAGGTGTTCCTCTATTGGGTCGTAGCTGTAGTGAAAAGGAGCTGGACTATCTA